GCCTTGTGTTGACTAAACGAGCAATCGTTTAAGATCGCTAGGTAAACCAGAGTTTAAGAAACTCGGGGTTGTACCCTCTTGCTCAATTTAGAATGATGCTGTATAAGACTGTCATCAAGTGTGAAAGAATCACTTGAATCACTCTTTTATAGCCTCTCTTCTAAACTATGTAAGATAAAATCTACTACACCAATTATTATGAAAAATAAATATAATAATCAGTCGAGAACTGGACGAAAAACGGTTCACAGAAGGAAACTGTTTAACACCCAAGTACGCCACTTGTTAAAATGGCTATTAACGACTTATGGTGTATGTACCTTTGTCTGGAAACCTTCGTGTAGGTATATGTGGTTCATTCAACACATGTATTTACACAAAGGGTTAAAGACAACTATCCAACGAATTAAAGAAGATCGTCTAAGGGTTCTTCAACACCTTGCAGGGGAAACTTTGCAAGATGGAGGAGGAACCTATGATGGTCTTCCTAAGAAGTTGGGTGGTCTAATTCCTTATATAAGGTCGAGAAAGATCGTAGAAATACGATTTATCTTAACCTTATTGACAGGTCTTAGAAGGTTTAACCTTCCCCTTGATCCTCAAATTGAGACTGTAACGTCTCCGTTTAAGGGTCAAGATTATGAGTGGATCTTTAAGTATTTTCCGGGTTTCATGAAAGTTGTATGTTCTAGACTTCCACGACGCCTTAAAAATGGAAAATTACTTAAATTCCCACCATGGGAAGGGTATCATCTTACGACAAAGTCCGGTCCAACTGGAGATCAATCTCTTGTTAGTTGTCTTCAGGATTTAGTGAATTTACCTAAATCCTTAACTAACTCGATTTCGATCTTTGCTGGGCCGACACTTTCGGAGCAAATGGATACTTGTTATCGTCATCTGTCTGAACTATCAGATATAATGATTCAACCTCTGAGTGGACGAAAGTCCTTCAGAAAGTTGGTCGCTATACCTGATTCGGAAGGTAAGACCCGTTTGATTGCAATAGGAGACTATTGGTCTCAAACGTGTCTTAAGCCTCTTCACAGTTACCTTAATACTGTTTTGAGGTCAATTCCTCAGGACCAAACCTTTAACCAAGGTGAGGGCTTGAAAGATTTGCCTTTTAGTTCAGATAGAACATACTATAGTTTTGACCTTTCTGCTTTTACAGACAGACTACCGATCAAGATATTGATCGGGTTACTGACTTGTAATTTCGGAAAGGACAAGGCATTAGCATGGTATGATATTATAGCAGGTTATGGCTTTGATTATAAAGACCCTAAGGGATTACAACACAATATTAGATATAATGTTGGTAATCCTATGGGATTTTATACATCGTGGCCCTTAACCACACTATGTCATCACTTTTTGGTCTATGTTTGCTGTCAAGAGATTGGTATCTCTTGGAAATCAGCAAGTTATAGACTTTTAGGTGATGATATTATCATTTTCGATGACGATCTAGCTCAGAAGTATCAAGAAATTATTTCCCTAATTGGAATGGATATCCAATTGCAAAAGTCTCATATAGGTAATTCACTATTTGAGTTTGCAAAACGATTTTTCACTCCAGATGGAGAAATAAGTCCTTTTTCTATTAAGGCTGGTTTGAGTGAATCCAAATCTTATTTTGGATTCGTTGAATTACTCTTCACCAATCTTGATAGAGGTTGGATTCCTGATACTTCTGTTCTAGAGGCTGTCCTCTCTTTCTATCGTTCTCGTCCTAACCGTTATAGGCTTCGTGCCCGTAACAGTCAGGAGAGGAAAATAGAAAACTCGTTGCTTCTTTACAAACGACTGAGAGGGTATGACGAGTCGCTGAATCTTATAAGAAAGATTCAGTCGGATCACGATTACCCTCAACTGTCTTGTAATATGGTTAATAAAGCGAAAGCAATATTAATCAATTGCATTGTGAGAAGCTTCGAGGAGTCAGCCAGTTCCTACTTTGGAGATTTAGAATTAAGGCTTGAAAAGGCCTTAATCTATTTCTCCACTGGGACTGAGGATAGGACGGGTGCGGTTTATGCCCATCCGTATGCTTTCGTATATGGTAAATATGTTGAAGAATCATATTTATCACATATGAAGCGTGCCTATGACTACGACGTTCTTTATGGTGGGGAGTGGTTACCCTACTTTAGAACGTTGAAGGCATCGGACGCTAATATAATTTTTAGTAATAGAAATTATATAAAGCAAACATCCTCAAATCCACTTTTGCTTAAGAAGATAATTGAGAGCTGCCATGAACTGGCACACTCTCAGTATTTATCGTAGTCTTAAGTCTTTAAAAGTCCTACCATCCAGAGTTACATCTGGAGGAGGTGTGTGGCCACTAGTAAGTAATGAAAGTGGTGGCG